AAGGGCCTTGTAATCGATTGGCTCGATATAGTCTCCATCGTCTAAGATTTCGATATTACTAAAATCGACTATTAAATCCTTTTGTTGCTTAGCATAGTCATAGAATAAGTTCCTTAGAACTGTATAAATATATCCATCTTTGATTAGATTGGTATTTTGATACAATTTAAGATACATTTCCTGTACTAACTCGTCAGCCAAATCCTTGTCTTTACATATTTGGAAAGCCATCTTTCGCCATTGGGCATCTTTTTTGGCTAACTCCTCCAGTATCATAACCGCATAGGATTAAAATACTCAGCTAAAAACAAGAGTAAAGGCTCATTATTCTCGACATAGTACACCGTTCCTTGAATGACTAAGCAAATCTCGCTTTCGTTCTCGATCCAGTAGCCGTTGATTGCGTCAACCATTACCCGAAACTCCACAAATGATCCGCCCATTCCAAGAGTGTCATCCTCTTGCTCAAGCCACATCTGCGTACTTATCGTGTGTGGTTTTACCATATCGCTACAAACCTAATAAATATTTCGATACTAAGTTACTTTTTATCTCAATTATTTCTCCTGTATCTATATAACGGCAAAAAGCGGTATTGTAACACAGTCCGCTTATATAAAACTCACGCCCTTGCTTATTGATGTGTATCGGTGCATTTATTGGCACCTCAAGGCCTTTGTATATTTTCGAGCCTGCTCTCATTGTTTAAATTTTAGTTTCGTCTCGTGGTGTATTATTTCGCGGTCAAGGTAGTGCATTGCTTTGCGTAGGTCCTCAAGGTGTGCGCCTTTGCGTCTTGCCCTTACGATATACTTGACTGCATTCCCCTCGTTAAAGTTAAGGTCGTAGTCCTTAATAATGTCAATTACATCGTATTGCTGCTGGTTCTCGTAGTGTTTTGGTGTCATATTATTTAAAATCAGTATCAAAGTCAGTCCAAATCTTTACAATCGCTCCTGCGGCTTTAAGTTCCTCAATGCGCAGCTCTTGAATAGGCGATAGCTTCCCGCCTTCGCGTTTCACTTCGATAAACATCGCCTTGCCGTATTTGATTGCCAGTAGGTCGGGTATGCCGTTGGTCGATGTCTTAATCAGTTTTGTGACATACCACCCCCGATCAATTAGTTTGCGTTTAATCTTAGTTTGGATTTGCTGCTCGGTCAAAGTCGTGATATTATGTAGTGGAACAATCGAATTAAATACGGCCTAAGCATTTCGTATATTAGAAAAATTAGTATGTATTTCATAGGTCAATAATCAAATAAATTTGCTTATAAATAAAACAAACACCCCTCAATTGACCGCCAAGTGCAAAAGAAGGGTGTTGTTAGTTGTGTGTTTTCTCTTGGCGGTGGTCAAATATACAAATTTATTTTAATAATCAAAATAATTGTATTTGTTTAGTTTCTTTTTTGTTTACTATTCCTAATGCTATTTCAAAAATAGTTCTTCCTGCTTCATAGTCAACTAAATTACGTGCCATTTTATCTACTCTTTGTTTGCCTTTATACTTTGTAAAATCGTAATCGTGAAACTTAGATAATTCTGAAACTTTTGATTTAATAAAATTATTAGCACTTCTTTCACCTAAATCATTTGGTAAAATAAAATTTGTCCAATATAAATGTCTACCTCTTTTTTGCGCAGCTATTAATGGTTCGTAATATGGTATTACATTTTCAACACAATACTTTCCTTTAAAAAAATGTTGTAATAATATTATTTCTTCATAAAGCATCATATTAGGATATGTGGCTTTTGATTTTCTTTCACCTTCACCTGTGTTTGTTTTTCTCATTCTGCTATGTGTAGGGCAAGGTGGAGAACTCCATATAAAATCAAATTCATTAAAATGGTCTAATAGGTATTTATGTGCATCTGCTACAATTACTGTATCATTTGGAAATCTTTCTTTATAAAGTCGTGCAGCTTCTGGGTCAAGTTCTACTGCGGTAACTTTTAAATTATTAATTACTTCATCCCACTTGTATCTGTTACCACCTAAACAAGCATATAAATTTAATACTTTCATATTTTATTTTGTTTAAATATTTTTAGTGTGTAATCTTTTTTTTGTTGCACGGTTTTATAAATATCGTATTCAATACCACCTTTTGAGAATATCCAAAAAACCTCGTTCTCTTGTCGCTGCATTGTGGTCATGCGATCACGGCTTTGCCAGTAACTCGTTGCGCTAAAATCGATGTTATAGTAAACCAAATACTTTGCGTTTTTTAAACTGACGCCCTCGCGTCCGCTGACTATTTGCAAAGCGATATTTTTATCGGTTGCGTCAAACTCCTCGACTGAATTTGTCAAGTAATCGGCTCCAAATACTTGAAGCAGCGCATCCCATTCGGCCTTGAATTTATAAAAGATTGCGATTTTCTCGCCTTTAAACTTCTCCTTTATAAACTTTGCCTTTGAGTCGTCAATTACTTTGCTGCTCCCGTTCTCAAACTTACAGGTCCCACTTGACAGTTGGTGCATTTTTTGCATCAACTTAACGCCTGTATCCCCTAAAATTACCTGCCCTTGTCCGTTGCGAACGATTAGGTCTTTTTTAAGACGTCGAATGACCTCGTAAGTGATTGGTTGCATCTCGCACTCCAGTACCATCTCGTTGACGCTTGTCGTAAAGCCCGCCTCTTTTTGTGTAAAAGTTATAATATACGGCCGTGTGGATCTTCGAATAAGATTCTCTTTTGCGTTTGAGTAGTCTTTTACAACGGCATAGCCTAAGCGTTTTTCTTTTATGTCGACGTACTCAGCGGCCCACTTATAAAAGTTTGCATAGTTTTTATAGGGCGAGTAATCACTTACCCAAAACTGGTGAAACCATTGCGAGTATGACTCGGGCGTTGGCGTACCGCTTAGGAATATCATCGGGAGCTTACTGAAACGCTTTTTAAACTCTTTAGCCGTTGCGTTAGGTTTAGGGAATGCACCGAAGCGGTGGTGTTCGTCGTGTATGACTAAATCAAATTCGCCATTGACTAAATGTAAAGACTCGTCGTTTATGATTGTTAAATCAAAGTCAAATCCGAAGTTGTCGTAGTCCCATTGAATTGATGAAATGGCTTTCTTTTTAGTCAGAAACAAAACATTTTTGGCTCCATACAATTGGGCCGTATTTAAAGCGGTTAAGCTCTTGCCAGTACGCACTTCCATCGCGAGGTAAACTATGTGTTTATTTCGTAAAATCTCAACCGACTCAGCTGAGATTTTAGTTTGGTATGGTCGTAGTTCCATTAGAATAGTGATATTTGGAAATTAATTTCGTTCTCAGTTGCTTTGCGATCCGATAGGTCATTTATACCACAAAATCCGTTGCACTCAAATAATGGTTCGGGTTCTCTGCCTTTCATCTTAGAAATGTCCTTGATAAAATCAAAGTTTGGATGTGGTTTTAAAAACACAAATCCACCAGTCTCGGATTGGTCTTTTAGCATTGTTACTGGAGTTCCTTTTAAATCAGTTAAACGATGCTCCATTTCTGCCATTTTATCAAACTTTAAAGGAAAATCTCTTTGCATTTTTTGCCAATAACCTATACCACCTTGCACGCAGCCTGTATTAAAACAGTTATTATTTTTAAAACCGAGTTGATACATTTTAGGTATTTCAATTCCTGCCTGTTCTACTATGTCAATGCAGTCCTTTTTTTGCAAACCATACATTAAAAGCGGATAAATTGCCTTTACGTTTGGGTTGTTCATTGTCATTGACTTAGCTCTTTTAACCTCATCAAGCTCAAATCCAAACGCTTGATGCGTATATTCGTTATCCTTTTGCCATTTCTCACGAACTCGACGCTTCAATTCGCTTGAGCAAACGGCACCGCTTGCCACGTTTAACGATTTGTTTTTAATCCAAACTTCCTCAATTGAGTTGTATTTGTCTCCAATACCAGTAATGGTCTCAATCTCTTTATTATACCATTTCTCACAATCTATCTTAAAACGATAAGTATCTTCGTCTTCGTTTTTGGTATCAATAAAAACAAATCGAACGTTATCAATACCGTATAAATCAACGCATAATTTACACGTAACGGCTGAAGTTATACCACCACTCCACCACGCAATTATTTTAGAAGTAGATTTCATCGTCTTGAGTTGTTGAGTTATTATCCGTTTTAATTGTAAACCATCGGAATCCGTTTGAGTTTCCGTTTAGGTATTCGGCTCCAATAAAGTTGCAATACTTTTGCACCCAAATGTTAAACTTTTTATTTGTGAGCCATTTTTTAAAGTCTTGGTATTCGTTTGTAAAATTGATATAATACAACGACTTCTCAAGCCTATCGTTGTGCGGTACATTTTCAATGTCTTTTATCCATTCTAAGAACTCCATCGAGGTTTCGGCTATAAATTTTCTCATCTTTATATTTTTGGCGTTCTGCGGTACAAGGCCAAGTTTCAAGTAGCATTGCAAACAATACACCATATAATTGTCGAAGCGTTGGAAGTCGTTAAGCTCCCAGTCATCGAACAACTGGCGGTCGAATTCATCGTAAGGTGTCAAGGCTTTGCCGTAGTATTGGGCGAACTCAATCTCAAAGCGTCGGCGGTCATGCGAATTCCCCTCGCCTTTAATTGCGTAGTTTGTCGATATTACAAGTTTTGGACTTTCCTCAACCTTTAATTTAATAGCGTCTTTATTTTTACGCTCCAAAGTCATTCCTTCGGTTACCAAACTAAACTTGCTTTCAAAATCAAAGTTTTGTTTTACGTCGTCAAATACCAATACTTGCGTTTCGGGGCTGACTGTTTGATAAGGAAAACTTTTTTTATCGTCGAACGTCTTACCATCTAATATACTGACTTTACGAATTTGTCGAAGGCCCTGCACAAATAGTCCTTTACCTGTACCTCCTTCGGGGTTTTCACTTATAACCTCATCGTTTAAGATTATGGCCTTATTATTCATTTTATTTTTATAAGTACTCAAAAGATAGCCTATAACGCACTCAATTGGCAGCGGCTCACTATTACTTATATTTTTGATAAAAGTGGCGTATTCGTTCTCATATTGCTCCAAATGGACATAATCACGCGGAATGATTTGCGACTTCCAAACGTAGCCATCAACGTCGATAAAATCGACCAGTCGGGTTGTGTCTTTGGTAACTTCTAAAATACCGTTTTCAAATGCGATGTAAGACTTTGTTTTTGTATCTTGGAGCATTAGAAGCTCGACGCTTTCAATCATGGACAAATAAGTCTCACTGAAAATGTTTTGAAACGAGGCGCAGTAATTCCAAACATCCCACTCGTTACGCTCCAATAAATAATTTAACACGAAATCCTTTATTTTCTCGGCTGAGGTCTCGACAACTTTGTTGGAACTTACATAAATCCAAGAGGCTTTTTGAGCGTCGCTTTGGAAGTACTTTTTAAAACCGTTGCGCTCCAAAAATAGTTTATACTTTAAGTTATCAATCTTTAATTTATTTTTGTCCGTATAACACCAAAAGTCGTCGTGTTCGGCTACTTCCTTTATTTCGTCGAAAGTACCCTCCGTAATACCGTATTTCTCAATGACTTCCTTTTTACCCTTTTTTAAATCAACTTTTATACTATTTATTTTCTCATAGTTCTCAAAGTATTTGGAGTCAAAATTTCGCTTTTTGTATGCGCTTTTGATTGTGGTCTTTGCCTCCTGTTCTGAAAAATCTCCTATAATTACGTTATTAAGTATAAAACCTTCCGCATTATATTCACTAACACCGTACTCGCAAAACGCACCAGCCAAATCAAAAATATAAGAGTTTCGCTCGCCTTCAACAAAATCCTTTGACCAATTCCACGACATTATTTTGGCAATAATTTTATCTTGATCAGTAATCGGAACAAGTGGAGTTCTCTCACTTACGTTAAAACCTTCGTCTTTTAAAATTGGCTCAAAGATTTGAGCATCCATATTGACATAGATATTTGGATCGTATGATTCAAAGCATATCCTGCAAATATCTGAGTTAACAATATCAAAGTATTCGTATTCAAATTTTTTATAAAATTCCTTAAATACTTTCGGGTGTGTCTCCTTAGTTAACTGATCACTTACTTTGATAACCCCTTTTATTCCTTTACCACTTGGAGATATAAATAAAAGTACAAAGTGAGGGTTTTGTTTTAATAATTCGAGCTGCTCAAACATCGTCTTCTCATTTGGATACTTATCAAAGTCTACGACCATAAGTCCAGAATGCTTTTGCAACGAGCTTGAGTTGCGTTCGGTAAACGTACCCGCAAATAAAATTGAAGGAAGTTTCTTTTTTTTGTCACTGTTGCCATTTCGAACGGCCTCAACTAATTCCTTTGAGGTGCCTGCTTTAATCCGTTTGATAATTTTATCAAGTGGAACGTGAAAAGGTACGTCGGTGGACTTGTATAAGTCCCTAAATACTGATACTATCATTTGATATTGTTTTAAAAAATAAGGCCCGATTACCAGCGGTGGTAGTCGCGTGGTAATCAGACCTATAAATAAGTTATTTAATGGCTACCACTCCATTGGGTACAAATATAAAACAAAAAAATTTACAATCCGCAACACATGCAACACATTTTTTTCCGAAAAGTAGACCCCCCTATCAAATTTATTTTTTTATTCTCTAAGGGGTATATAGGAAAGGGGTAAAATGTGTACTTTGAGAATAAAAAAAGCGATCCGAAGACCGCTTTTCCAACTATTTAACCAAATCAAAATCAAAAATCCAAATCTTCTGCATCAACATCAACCTCAATTTCGGCCACTACTGGCTCCGATTTTGTGAGGTAACTTTTTAAATAAGCCTCTAAAGTGTTAAACGCTTCGTCGGCAAGGTCGGCCTCGGCTCCATCAAGTGAGCAAAGATATCCGAATACTGGCGTTGTGTATTTTACGCTTCCTTTTTTAGCCTCGTCAAATCCAACTACGCTAACCCACTCGTCAACTAATCGGCTTTTACTTTTTGCTGTAAAATCGCCCCAGGTTTGACATGCTGCACCTTTGAGTTGTATGTTTGCAATCTCGCCACCCTCGAGCATTATATAAATACTTTTAACGTAGTGACCGCCTGCGGCCTTTGCCTTCTCTTTGATGTCTTTGTAAAGACCTCTCGCAATCTCGTTGCCTTTGAATGGCTTAACAATCATCTCATCCTTTGAGATATACTTAACCTCATTAGAATAAATCCCGCTCTCGGTTGCATCGTTCCAACCTTTCACGGTGTGCAGTTCGTCGAGAACTAAGAATTTAAACGGAAGCTCAACGCTCACGTTTGTCTTTGTCTCTTTGTCGTAGTAAGCAAACGTTTTCTCGTTGCTTTTCCACTCGAAAAATTTTGTTGCTGGGTTTGTTGTTGGCTGCGAGAATGCAGCGCGTCTGTTTGAAGTACTCATAATATAATTGTTTTTTGTGGCACGAAATTAGGATGCTCGAGCCTTGCATCGGTTATTATGATGTTGCTAAATTACTGATTTATATTTGTCTGACAAAATTTTTTTGTATAAATCGTTAACTCGTTCCGAATTTACCCCTCTATTGTAGTAAAATCGCATTACTCTTTTAATCCTTGTTAAAGGTGTGATATTAGCCATCCTATTGCGGTTATAATTAATAATAATGCAGCCGCCTCAATTGCAGCTCGCGTCACAAAGATCAACTCTTTTTTGTTTTGTGGTTTCATATTGGTCGATTAAATTAATAATTTGTTGCATTAGTTCCTCGTCGTTTATTGGATTTACTCTTTTGAGCATCATAAAATACGGCGAGTACTGATTTATTAACTGAAGTCTTAACTCCTCCAGGTCGGGCCTTCTAAATCTTACATCACTATCGTATAGTCGAACGTTATACAATACCGTTGCGTGATCGTAGGGCCTGTGTTCTCGAATTATATCCCGAACATCAACGAGTTTATATTTTAAATCTATTCGTAAAATGTAACAAAATAATGCGCGTACATCAACGACTGGCAGCGTGCGACCATTCTCGAACACGTCAATATTTGTGGCGTGTTCGATATTGGCTGCTATCTCTTTGGCCCTACGAAAGCTCATATAAATCGCTATAACGGTAACTATTTGTAAAGCCACCCCAGTCAACCACTACTGGAAGCTCAAACGTTCGGCGTTTGTCTCTTGACTCGTTACCTATTTCGACAACGTACCCATATTTATCGCGTGGGTTGTGGCGATCCTCAAGCGATACAAATATACTTGTCTCGCGCAATCTAACTTTTGATCCTATTTCCATGATTAGTATTTTAAATTTACTTTTTGTCTGCTTCTATAATTATATATGTCCTCAATTAAAGTTCTATATTGATGTCTATCCGCGCAATTTACAAGAGCAGTTGGTTGTAATCTAATTTTATGCATAAATTCATTAAAATCAAAAATTTTATTTTGTAATAATATAACCATTACTCCAACAAATGAAGATCTATTATAACCATTATAATATGGTTTAATTAATCTTATTTTATCTGCCCATTCTTGAGCAAGTTCAAAATCTTTACCTTTCCAAGTCCCATTTTCAAATATTTCTTTTGTTTTGTGATGAGAAGTGTGAGCATTAGTTTGTGCTTGAGCTGATGATAAATTTGAACATAAAGCAAAACAATCATTAAAAGAAAAATCATAATTTTTATTTAAAAATTCTTTAAATTTAATATAAGATTCAATTCCCATATCAGCATAACCATCCATAAAATCTTTTTTATTCCAGTTTTTTTGATTAAGATTTAACGTATGAACTTCACTTAATGAATAATCTTTTAAAATAATGTAGTAAATAAATGATTCAGCTTGTTTTGATGCAATTAATCGATGTTGTCCATCAATAACCTCCATGCTTTCATTTACTAAAATTGGGTTGCAAAGCATTCCATTTTGTAAAATAGATTCTTTTAATCTTTTAATGTGTTTTGGATTTGGTACTCTATTACCTCCAATTTGTTTAAAGATTGATAAATCATTTGTTTTGTAAACTTTGTTTACTTCTTGTTTGTTAAATTGAAACATAATTTTATAGTTTTGTTTTTTTCCTACTCTATTCAGTTTTCGGATACCCTGTTTATTAAAATTTTAATGTTATACTTGATTTGCGTGGCGTTACTGATACCTGTGGCACCTCATTACCATACGCGTCGAAAATTGTTTGGGTTTGTTTTAAAGCCAATTTTAAAAGCTCCTCGCGCTCTTTAAGGTCGGACTTAAGTTGCTGATAAATCGGATCGTCTCCAAAGTTTATCGTTTCGCCTCCGTTTACTGGTGTGAACTCAACGCCGTAGCAGGTCATTTTCTCTTCGGGTAAGTGCTTACGCATTTCCGCGTCGGCTGAATTAACGACCTCTTTAAGTCGGCAAATGTTTGCCATAAACATGTGCTTGTCCACGTTGCCCTCGTTGATAACGTTGTCGACCATGCGCTTGCCTGTAAGGATTGCGTCTTTTTTTGTAAACGATGGCTCGTACATCGTGATAAGTTGCTCTGAATTCTCAAGGAATAGTTTTGCGTTTGCTCCCATTTTAATTTAGTTTTAAGTATGCGTTAGTCATTTTTTTGTGATCGGAATAATAAACCGATTTCACGGTTTTTTTCATCCACTTGTCGAACTTTTTAGCCTCTTTTAGGTTTATTTTTTTCTCATCCATTTTAAAATAATTTTATCGATTGATTGTTTTACCTCGTTCTCCGAGTCGATTGGTATTAATTTGTGAAGTATTTTTGTTTGTGTGCCTTCTACAAATTTAGTTTTACGGCCTGCGCCTCGTTCGTTTCTCATCGTTTGTGTCTAAATGGTAACTCCTCAACGCGCCAAATGCGCTTACAAACTATTGAGGATTGATTAAAAATAAGTATCGCCTCAGCGATGCTGCTGGCTTCGATGTCCATGTCGTAATCGTAGCACTCATCGTACTGCTCGGTGTAGTAATATAGTCTATAAGTTCTCATACATTCGGGCCAATCTTAAGCCAATATTAAAGTTAGCAATCATTCGTTGTTTGTTCCAGTCTTGCACATCCCAACCAAATAAACGCTCGTTGCGTTCGATTCGATTTTTGTGGTCATTAAAGCGGCGGTCGCTTTCTTTGAACGCCTCAAGTATTTTAATGGCGCGTTCGTGTTTTTTGATTTCAAGTTCTAAATTTTCCATTATGATCTAAAGATTAGTTGACCGATAAAATATGCGGCCATAATTAAACAAAAAATGTACTGCGGTTTGCGATGTTGTAAAAAGTATTTCATAGTTATTTGATTTTGATGGAGCAAATCTATAACAATAAATTAATTAAACAACAAAAAATTAAACAAAGTTTATTTTTAATGCTTATTTATACAAATTCTAAATAAATCGGGAGATAAAAAAGCGGCGGTAAATGTAGAGAATTACCACAATAATAAGGATTATCCACAACCAACCGAACGACTCTTTGCGCTCAACGTGTTTTTCGATTGCTTTGGTTGATTGTGTCGCAGTTTTTTGAGTTTTACGTGTATTGTGTACGCTTTTAGATTTTAACGCCTTAAATCGGCTTATTTGCGTTCGTTTCTTAATACGGCCGTTCTTAATCGTGGTCTTTTTGCCTTGCGAGTCTATAATAACAATCGGTTTGAGCGTGTCAACTGGCGTTATCTCAAACTCATCGGTGTGTATATCCCCTTCTGATACCTCATTTGTATATACTTTTGAGGAGTCAATTACAGTAATCTCGCTTTTTGTCTCGGTCTCGGTTGTGCTTTTGTTCACTTTACGCGCCCCGCAGCTCGCCAATAATAGCAATATAAATAAATACCTCATTTTATCGTATTTTATTTTCTACAATTCGCAAGTTGTTGACCTCATAATCGCCGTTTTTTTCAACGTGAATGTGGGCAAAGCCGTTGTTCCAATTGTTATAGGGCATATATTCGGGAGATAATCCACAAAGCGCACCGACTGACCAGGTTGTTGTAACGTCTCCGCTGAGATTAACCTCGGTATGTTCGCTCGTTCGGTGGTGGTGGCCAATAATACAAGACTCTTTTGCCTTCATATAAAGGCCACGCGCTGGGTTAACAGGTGGAGCGAAGCCACTGAAAAATTCGTGTCCGTGTAATAGTGGCAACTTACCCGCCTTTGCGATTTGTTTTGACTTGACCTCTTGCACTCCGAACTCGCCAAAGCGCAAAATCGTAGCAAGTTCAAAGTCGGGAATACCCAATAATTCGGGAGCTTGCATTTTAAGGAAGTTTTGCCAGCGATCCTCGTGGTTACCAATCTTAAAATATATCGGGCATTGGAAGTGATCCTGTAAATTCTTTAAAAAGTTGCGAGTCATCTCAAGCTCGTCGGCCATATTACGCAAGCGTCGGTCTTTAATAAACCGCGAAAGCATATACATGTCGATAGTGTCCCCATTTAAGTACACGCAATCCACATTCTCAGCCTTGCCGTAATCGATAGCAAGTCTAAGCGCGTCATTATTTTGATAAGGAAAGTGTATATCCGTTAAAAACAAAATGTTTTTGTTTGGAACGATGACCGTGCCTTGCTTCTCGTAGTCGCTTTCGGGTAACTCAAATGCATTTGTTTTCATAAATTCTTTCTTTTCTTGTTCCGTACGTTCTCCGATTGCGTTTTTTTCTTGTCGGTCGGAGCGTTCGTTGCGATGTGTTCGCACTATTCCACGCG